TTATTTTGGAGGGAGAATATGAGTGAAGAAATATCAGGAGATTTTTTAAGAAGAATTGGTACAGATGGAAAGAAATGGGCTGAAGAATTTGTTAAGATTGTGAAAGAAAAACCAGAAATTGCAACAGATGAGGGAATAATGATTGGATGGTTTGCAAATGCTATAATGGCTGGGTATGACTGGGGAAATAAGAAAAAACGCACCAGAGGGGATTAAAACAAGAAATTCAAGGGGAAAAACAGGGGGTTTGAGAGAAAATGAAATTTATTGATTTGTTTGCAGGATGTGCAGGAATGTCAAAAGGTTTTGAATTGGCAGGATTTAGGGGTATTGGATTTGTTGAGTTTTGGCAGCCTGCAATTGATACACATTTGAAGAATTGTGGGGGAGTTCTTATTGGAAAGGATATCACCCAGATTGAAGATGATATTGTGAGAGAATATCGAGGAAAAGTTGATGTGATTATTGGAGGACCACCTTGTCAGGGATTTTCAATGGCTGGGAAAAGAGATCCAAAGGATCCAAGGAATAAGTTATTTTTGGAGTTTGTAAGATTTTTGAGGATTGTGCAGCCGAAGTTTTTTGTTATGGAGAATGTTCCAGGAATTGCAAGTATGAAAGATCCTTATGGTAATTTTGTGTTTAATGAGATTATGCAAACATTTGAGAAGGAGGGATATAAGGTTGATGTGAAAGTTTTGGATAGTTCGAATTATGGAGTGCCGGAGAAGAGAAAAAGGGCTATTTTTATTGGAAATAGAGAGATGCTAAAAAATGAGTTTCCAGATTTTAAGGGGAAGGTTTATTTGAAGGAAGTTTTGGATTTGCCTTATGATGAGATTCCAGAGATTCAGCATATTTATGAAAAAGTTGCAACTGAAAAGTCGTATAGATTTAGTTTTGTGAAGCCAGGAGAAACTTATGGAGTTTTTAGATCAACAAATCGGAGACTTAAAATAGATGGCTTTTCTTATACAATAACAAAGGGTGGAAGATATATTCATCCTGTTTATAATCGTTTGATAAGTGTGAGAGAATCTGCGAGGATTCAAAGTTTTCCTGATGACTTTGAATTTATAGGAAGTAAAGAGAATATGTATGCACAGATTGGAAATGCAGTGCCAGTAAAAATGGCTCAGGCGATAGCTGAAAAAATAAAGGAGAAACTTGAAGATGAGCATAAAAGTTAAGGAAAGGTTGAAAAAACTTGTGTTAGAACTTGATCATGATGAGAGAGTTTTGTTTGATAATGGTTTGGAGCAGTTTACTGGGAAAACTTGTGATGAGGCAATTGAAATGCTTTCTGATGAAAAAGTAAGAGAGATTGTTGAAAAAATAAAAGAGAAGCGAAAAAAGAAGAAAAAGAAAAAAATTATGGAGGTATGTGTATGACAAAGATACAAACTTATGAGATTGAATGGGTTGATGTAAAAGATATTAAACTTGATCCTACAAATCCAAATGAGATGGATGTTCGAAAGATGGATGCTTTGCGTAAGATTATGAAAGAGAAGGGAATGTTGCAACCTGTGATAATTGATCAGGATGGAAATATGACTGATGGAGAGCATAGATTAAAGATATTTCAGGAAGAAGGTATGCAGAAAATTCCGTGTTATCGATTGACTTTGACTGATACAGAGAGAAGACTTTTAAGGCAGACAATGAATAAGATTCATGGTGAGCATAATCCCAGAGATGATGTTGATGATTTAATTAGGTTATCAAAAGAGATTTCTGTGCAGGAGTTAAGTAAATATTTAGGCCAGGAGGAAAAACAACTTGCAGATTATTTGGATTCAGTGAATCAGGTGCCAGAGAGTTTTTTATCTATGATTATTGATGAGAAGAAGGCAACAAAGAGAACAAGATTTATAAGTTTTAAATTGACAGATGATCAAGCAAAAAAGCTTATGGAAGAGATGGGAGATGATACAATTAAAGAGATTGTGTTGATTCCAGTTTATGGTATGTTGGTTGATAATATTGGTCATTAAATTAAATCCAAAAAAATCCAAAAATGGGTAAGAGAGGACGTAAGGTTTCATCGCAGGAAAGGGTAGCAAGAAGAGACGAAGTTTTGGGATTTATTCAAGCATTAGGTCCGTTTAGTATACCTGCAAAGACTTTGGCTGAGAAATATAGAGTGACTGTTGATCAGATTTATGATGATAGAGATTTTTGGATTAAGAAGGTTAAAATATCAAAAGTTGATCTTATAGGAAAGAAATTGTTTATGACTGTTGAGAAGAATCTTGCAATTGCAGAAGAATTGAGAGCAAAGGGAACACCATCTGATAGATTGAAAGCAGTTAATGCATCAAATCAAAGTGGAGAGGTTATTACAAAGATTATGGAAAATTACGGATTTAAGGAAAAAATTGCGGATAGGCATGAATTTGAAGGATTAGCAGGAAATTTCACACTTGTAACAAGAACTCCAGAACAAATCAAAAATGGCAAAGAATATAAAGATACAGGGAACAGAGCTGGAAATCAGCGAGAAACAGAAAGAGATCCTGGCAGTTCTTGAGGATGATTATCATACTGAAATTTTTATCGGAGGAGCTGCTGGTGGATCCAAGAGTTTCACAGGATGCTTATGGCAGATCATGCGGCGAATTTTATATCCTGGAAGCAGAGGATTTATAGCCAGAGCAAGATTAAAGAGTTTAAAAGAATCAACTTTATTGACTTTTTTTGAAGTATGTAAGATGCTAGGATTAAGAATGAATGTGCATTTTACTTATAATGCAATCACTGGATTAATCAAATTTAGAAATGGAAGTGAGGAATTTTTAAGAGATTTGTTTTATTATCCTAGTGATCCAGAATTCGTGAGCTTAGGAAGTACAGAATATACAGATGGATTTATTGATGAGATGGCAGAGATAGGAGAACAAGCATATCAAATAATCAGATCAAGAATGAGATTTAAATTAGATCAATTCGAAAAAATAGACATTTTTGATCCGGAGAAAAAACCAACAGGAAAAACACTAATTCCAAAAATATGTATGGGAAGCAATCCATGTAAGACCTTTATTTACAAGGAATTTTATAAAAAGTGGACTGAAAATAAACTTGAATCATGGAAAGCTTATGTGCCTGCAAGTGTTTATGATAATCCTTACATTTCAAAACATTACATAGAGAACCTTAAAAAATTAGATCCAATTAATCGGGCCAGGCTTTTAGAAGGGAATTGGGAATATGAAGATGATCCAACAAAACTATTTGATTATGATGCAATTATGGACTTATTTACAAATTCAGCAAAAAGAGGAGATAGATATTGCACAGTAGATGTGGCAGGAAGAGGAAGAGATAGAACAGTGGTTATGATTTGGGATGGATTTTTTATTGAAAAAATTTATTTAGAGAATAATATTGATTCAGAATATTTGGATGAGATTTTAACAAAGTATAAAATTCCTAGAAGTCATTGCGTAGTTGATGAGGATGGTGTTGGTTTTGGATTAGTAAAAGAAACAAAAGGGGTGAAAGGATTTATCAATAATTCAAGACCATTTCAAAGAAAAAAAGAATCAGAAAAAGAATCAGTATTGCACAATTATGCAAATCTAAAAGCGCAGTGTTGGTTTGAATTATCAAACTATGTGAATTCAGGGCAAATAGGAATTTACAGAGAAATTGATGTGCAAACAAAAACATTATTAATTGAGGACTTAGAACAAATTAAACAAAAAGATCCAGGGAAAGATCAACCACTTCGAGTCTTAACAAAAGAGGAGATTAAGGAAGTGTTAGGAAGATCAACAGATATAGGAGATGCAATGATGATGAGGATGTATTTTGTTTTAAAGCCTCCATTAGCATTTGGGTTTATATCAACAAAGAGGTGACTAAACAATAATATTTAAATAGGATAACAAGTATATAATTATAACTTTCACACATCATACTCATGGGAATTTTTGATATTTGGAAAAAACAAGAAAAGTCAGTACCAGCAGTGGCTTCAATCAGTGAAGAAACGAGAGGAGGAATACCTAAGGCTTACATTCCTAAATTTCTTTACAAGCCCCCTTTTGGATATCCTAGATTTGTAGATTTAGTAACAATTAGAAGATTAGCAATGGTGCCCTATGTTGATATGTGCATAAACACAATTATCGACGAGATGTGTCAAATTCCATGGGATATTGTACCGGTCGATGGAAAAGAGGAATCAAAAACATATGAAGCACACAAAAAACAAGTTATGGATTTTTTTGATAATCCAAACACAAATAAAGAAAGCTTTGAAGAGATCAGAAGAAAATATTTAAGAGATGTTTTAGAAATTGATGCAGGAGTAATTAACAAAGTTTTTAATCAAGCTGGACAAATGGTTGAGATAGTTGCAAGAGATGGAGCCACATTTACAAAGAATCCAGATATTTATGGGATGTATACTGATAGAGATGATTTAATTATGGATTCGCAGATATTGCCTCCAAATAAAGAGATGTCAGCAATGGCAATTGAACCAGGATTTATTTCTGCTGCAGATGCAAGGGAACGAGCTGCTTATTTTCAGTATGGATGGATCAGTGGAGCAAGACCGGTACCTTTCGGAAAAAAAGAAATTGTTTGGTTTGAAAGAAATGCAAGGACAGATACAATTTATGGAAGATCACCAGTTCAAGTTTTATCAGAAACAATCCAAACTTTAATTTATGCAATTGAGCACAACCTGGAATATTTTTCAGATAATTCAATTCCAAAAGGAATCATCGGATTAGAAGGAAGCAATTCAGAAGAAGTTGAAGCTTTCAAAGAGCAATGGGAAGAGCAACAAAAAGTAAAAGACAGCAACGGAAACTGGAAAAAGAAATTTCATAAAGTGCCTATTGTAGGAACAATGCCTAAGTTCGAAAGAATGCAATTCTCAAATGCAGAATTAGAATTATTAGAAGGACAAAAATGGTGGGCAAAATTAGTATGGGCGTGCTTTGGAGTTACAAGCGTTGAGTTAGGATATACAGAAGATGCAAAAGGTCTAGCAAATCAGATCGTGCAAAGCAATGTTTTCAAGAAGAGATGTTTATACCCATTATTAAGGATGGAAGAATACAGAATCAATAAAGAGATTATTGCTGAATTTGAATTTGATGACATTATGTTTAAATTTTTATTATTTGATGTTGATGAAGAACAAAAGAAAGCCCAATTATATCAGACACAATTATCAGCAGGATACAAATCAATTAATGAAATTAGAAAAGAGGAAGGATTAGATGAAGTAGAATGGGGAGAGAAACAAACTGAGGCAGAGAAACACGCACAAGAAATGGAGAGATTAGAAAAACAATCACAAAATAATTTTTTTGAAAACGCTGGGAAGGAAGAGGGAGAAGAGAGAAACAAGACACAAAAAGAGAAAGAAAATATGACTGGAAAAAAAAGTATAGAAACAAAACCATTCGGGGAGTATGAAGATTTTGATGCATGCGTGAGAGCCAATCGAAATAAAAAAAATC